CGTTTTGTGGGACTGCATGAAGCATGCGAACGGCAATACCTTCTTTCATGTGTACTCGTACCATTTCAAGTGGACTGTTGAGTAGGATTACATCATCAAACAGGTCCTCAAATTCACCTATAAGTTGGCGGCCACTAACCGTGCTGTATACACGAATATCCAGATGGTCTAATGAGTCGTCGTCAATCATGGCAATTCAATTTCGTAAATCTTATATTCAAAACCTTCTTTATTATATATCTTAACACGATCTATCGCATGGTTCATGGTATAATTCTTTTTCTTCTTCCAACTAAAATTGTCTGATATATCATACACTGTGCATCCGCGTCCATCATCGCTTTTTCGTAGTCCGCGACCAATGCTTTGCAATACACGTATCTGACTCTTTGTTGGTGCAGCAAAAACAATTTGGTGGAGATTGCGAATATTAATTCCTGTAGAGAAACAATTAGAACTTGCCACAATGATAACACCGCTTTCCCCAACATTAACTTCATCTGGTTTCATTTTGCGTTTTTCTTTCCTTTGCTAATTTTCTATTTGCTAACATCATTGCTTTCCATTCAGGGTCTGCCCATTTTTCTTTAAGTGAAGTTGAATTTGACCCATGTTTACGGTTTTTCATTTTATCTCTAAAATTAGGATCTGCCCATTTTTCTTTAATAGCAATACCTGACTGCACTCGTTTATCTATATCGTTATTAACCTCTTGCATTTTTAATGAAAACTTTTCGCGCTCTTCAACTGACATGCAATCCCAACGATCATTTGCAGCATTTGACATGCGTGCCTTGCCTTCAGAGGTATTTCTTTCAGCTACCATTGATTCTTTAACTCTTTTTTTATACTCAGGGTCAGCCCATAATTGTTTAAAGTGTTCACTTATTTCCTGCCGAGCATTTGGGTTTTGGTCAAATCTTCTTTTGGATAATTCTGCAGCAAGTCCATCTTTCATTCTTAGGGAAGTTTTAATTTTGCATTGTTCAAGGTATTCTTCATACTTATCAGAATTTTTAAATTTCTCCCGACCTCGTTTTCTAGCGATGCTTAAACCTTCGCTGTATTCTTTACCCCTAATATTAGTATCAGGTTTCATAAAATTTAATGGTCGGTAAAAGTCATTTCTATTATATGCTAAAAACAAATATAGGTGGGCATCACAATGATCATTATATTTTAGTTTAACTGTAATATCATTCGGTTCAATGCACTGTGGTAATATATGATGATTTTCACAATACAGATCAGTATCATAATTTACTTCATTTTCTATGATAAAGGTAATATATTGATCTAATGCTTCTTCATTATCAGGTTCTCCTAATTTACTTATTAAGAAATTCTTTATGTTTTGTACTGGTATTAACATAAAGTTATTTATACAAACCTCTAATTACACCCAGGCAGATATCCACTTATCGCATACATCATCGTCAATAGTAATATCTTTAGCATATTTTGTAGTTCCATCAGATAGGTTTACACTACTATCATTACTAACTTTAATCTTCTTTTTACCAAATCTTAAAACGGTTTGATTATTATGTTTATCAGTAATTTCTCGAATAGTTTCACGATCAGTTGCATTTACTTCTCCACTTACATAAAATACTTTGCGGCCTTCTGCAGCACCTGCTTTGATACTTTCATACAGCGGTTTACCATGTTTACTTACAAGATTAAACAACACAAGTGTATTGCCTTTTTGTGATAGTGCAAGCTTGGTAATAAAAGCATTGCGTCCAGCATGACTTACAATAGCATTGATTTCAGCTTGGTAGTCCAACTTGCTCACAATCTTTTTTAGCTCTTCATTGTGATTCAATACAATGCATTTGATTTGCAGCGCCGCAAGTGTATTGCTGTCAATCAATTCTTTTGTTGTAATAACGCGATGCACTGGTCCAAAGTTTCCAACCAATACCAATTCATTGCACTGACTGTTGTCAATGGTTCCTGTTGTACCAATGCGATAGCTGGCATTCACTAGCGCACTCATGATGGCATTAAGACTCTTTGCTTTAAACAAGTGAGCTTCATCACCTACAACCATTCCATACTTTGAAAACCACTGCTTTGGCAATGTAATGGCACTCTGCCATGTGGTAACTACTACACGCGATTCAAAGTTATTTTTTTCTTTACCACTATAAATTTTATGTACATCTGTGTCAGCATCAAAGCCATCATCTGCACTGCTATAATCCGCAAAGTCTTTTGTCAACTGCTCAACCAAACTTGTTGTAGGAACCACAATCAATATGCTATCATCGTGATTGTCAAGATACCAACGTATCATCATGTAGATGATTAGACTCTTACCGCTACCAGTTGGACTAATAACCAAACTGCGCCCTTCACACAATGCATGTGAGTAAGCATCTAATTGATAGTCACGAGCCTCAATGCGATTTGGCCCGCCCATTAGTGTCAGGCTCTTTGCATAGTCAACCAATGCACCTTTGTCTTGTGGTGTGCGGTCGCGTATATCACGATCAAGCTCTACGGAGTATTTGCGAGCATCCGCAAACTTAAGCAATTCCAAAAGTAGTCCATACGGTAATGTACTAGTCTTACCATTATATAATCTGCATTTACCATCCCAACACTTATTTTTAAAGAGGGGCATAAATTTATAACCTTCAACAAAGAAAGTAAAATATTCATTTACTTCCATGAGAATGCCATGGTCATCACTCCAAATCTTTAGAGTGCACTCATTTACTTTCTTTACGGTAATGTCAGACATTATTTTTTATGTTTTTAATACACTAATACCTCGATCACGTACCATTGACAAACTGTCGCCAGGTTATCATATTTTTAATGTGCGTGTGACGCCATTTGATGTTGTCAAGAATATCTTTAAGGCTTTCAACAATCACTTGCTGATAATCCAACTTCATGCGAAGTTTGCTAATGTCGGCATCAGTTTCATAAAATAGATCCATATCACTTTTAAGCGGTTTGGCCATTCCTGCAAACGGGTCATAGTTCCATCCACGGCTGTCCATATCCTCTTTACTCATCTTGCCGTTGTAATATAACCATTTATCTTTTTTGAGAACAGCCATACCCAATTCGCTTTTCTTAAGTTGCAATTTACTCAAGCTGTATAGCTCAAGATATTTTGAGTGCAACTGAGCGCTCTTCATACTAGTAACATCAAGGTTAACTTCGTCAATCTTGCTGTCCTCAGCCCACATTTTTAATATATCATCTAGAGTCATTGTTCTAGATTGATTTATATCTTTTTAATCTAGGAAATTAAAATTGTCATATTTGAATGTCACATCAATGTATGCATACTCCACATCAGTTGCCTGAGCATTTAATTCTATACCACTGATAGCACTAGCAAATACAGAATTAAAACGTACGCTACGTGATACATTAAAATGACTTGTAACAAAATTCAATACAAGGCTATATGTTTCAAGTGATGCACCTTCACTGTTGCGCTTTAGCCAATTGTATAATTCATCATATACACTTAAGCCTTCATCAACTGCAATGCGTACGCTCAGCTCTCCATACTCTAAGAATCCGCTGCTAACAAAACCTGCTTTGTTGGAGAAGTTGATAGCAACCTCACTAACGCTTATGCTTGGGAAAGTTGCAGCCACAGCAAGTTTTTCGGTTAACGGAAAAAGATCGGTATTAAACTGCATCTTAAATCCAGTCAATGATAATAAATTGGTAGCCATATTATAAGGTATTTATTAAAGTAAAAAGGTGGGCAACCTTTCGATTGCCCACCTTTAACGATTCCCTAAGGGATTATTCCGAATTAGCTAGCTGCTTGTTCGGTTGGGATGTATGAACCACCGCCGAGACCAGTAACAACGAATCTACGGAAGTATGGGTTTTGCAGGTCAGCACCAAGCGGGTCACCGGCAGCACCGTTACCACCAACACCACCAGCAAACGGGTTAGCGACAAGACCATAACGTGTCTTGAAACCAATCTTTGGTTGGAAGGTGTTAGGATCAACGGCGCGAACCATTGTCAACGGAACGTATGGGCAATAGAAGACGCCTGCATCATATGCATTGGCACCACGATAACCAACAGTGATATAGTCATTATCAGCAAATGGGTCAATAAACACCTTCATGCGACCATTAAGAACACCAGCAAATACGTTACCTGTGTCATCAACATTAAGGTTTGTTGCAAGAGCAGGAGCATAATCAAGAACACCAGCAGCTGCAAGAGCACTTGCAACGTTTGAGGAACAGACTACGATGTTGCCTTTGCCACGACGTGTTGACTTAGCAACAGAGTTAGCTTCAATTTCGATTTGATAAAGAAGTGACTTGAACTTCTCAACAGCCCAACGACCATCTGCATCTTCGTTAATATCGAAGAAACCGGTTGGTGTACCAATTGTTGCTGCACCGTTACCACCACTTGTGAAGGTTACTGTGCGAATACCACCTTTGATTGCTTTAGCATTGACAACGTTGATAACTTCACGGTTGATTTCTGCAAGGATTTCAACAGATAGGATATTCGCAAGTTCAGCTTCTGCATCAAGGCCGTGAACAGCCTTAAGGTCTTGAGCAAGTTCCATTGTGTATTCTGCTTTAAGAGCACGTGTCTGAGCAGTAACAGTTGTCTTGTCAACGGTGAAGCCCATTTGACCAAATCCACCGTTGGTACGGCCGATTTGAACAACGTTTGCACCATTTTCTCCACCAGGGCCAGATGCACCAGTTGCACCGTTAGTTACTGCACCACTCGTACCAAGTCCAAGCGCAATGTTTGGATCGTAGTAACCACCGTTAACACCACTGCCTGAAAGTGTTTCACCAGATGCTGTTGTAAGCGAACCTGAGAAAGTTGTATCAGGCTTGTTGAAGAGTGCTTCAGCAGTATTTGTACCAGCTGCATTTTGATATTGCGAGCGCATTGCAAAGATCAAGCCGGTAGGCATGGTCATTGGTTGAACACCAGCAATGTCATAAGCAACGATGTTAGGCATTGCACGACGAACAAGGCTGATAAGAACTGGATCCCAGGTCTTAACTGCACCGGTACCACCACCGATGGAAGAACCACCAATGCTGTTACCTTCGTTGAGGAATGATGCTTGTGAGTTTTCTTCACGGAGCGCTTTCTCTTGGTTCTCAAGGAGAACTGCAGTGATTGCTTTACGATAGTTGTCCTTGAATGAAGGAGCGTCTTTGGCTTCCAAGATTGGAGCCCATTTCTTTTGTAGTTGTTCTGAATTAAACATAATAGTTATTTTCTAGGTTGTTGTTTGTTTTGGGAACCGTGTAT